GGAGTTGATTGACCAGCTTCATCTACATTCTTAGTTTCGACTGGTTTATCTACCGGTGTGGGTTCCTGTTTGGTGCTTTCCTGAGTTGGGGTTTTAACTACATCCTGAACTACTGGATCTCTAACTTTCTTGGAGCTGACAAACTTTTGGCCTCCTGTTGGTGGTTTGCAACCAAGAGGGGGAAAGCTGGAATCAGTCGAGAAAGGGAAGACGGGCTTAAGACTAACGAAGTGGTTGCCATGGAATCCTAAATAGACGATCGGGAGTTTACCTATCAGTGACTGATCTTGTAAGGGCGCTATCGTTTGCTGGTGGTCTACCGAGAAAGAGCTGGGTCCCCAGGTGTTGGTGCTGGGTTTGAGAGTGACCACATGAACAACCAGGTTCAAGAGATCTGCGAGTGCTGTGGCTTCGGTGAGAGAACCCCATGCATTGGTTGAAACACCTTGCACATAGGTTTTTACCCCTTCCGTGTCCAGAGATTCGAGGCTCTTGAGTTGGTTGTTTGAGTGATCATTGGAGAGATAGTTGTGGGTAAGAAAATGACGGAGAGAAACATTGAGGCAGGGGAGAGAAGTGCTTTCTGTCTGGTTTATCCGTTTGGTCCAGTAGCAAAAAGCATGGTAGAAACAATTTCCATCACCTGTGGTTGGTATATAGTCGAACGTGTTTTCAGAGAGTGAAAAGCTGCTGAGTTGGGTACCTCTTTTAACCACATGCACAGGCTTGGAGTACACAGGGGACAATCGACTTGGGGAGCAAGTGGGACAGAAGGAAAGAGAAGAAGGGCATCCGCACAGGGCAAGTTTCTGGGGTTTTCCAGAATCTTGTACCACCAGTTTTGGGGTGGTAGCAGCAGGTGGGACCTGTTTCGGACCTTGGTTGGAATCCGATGGGGTCGCGACATCCGGTTTAGGTTTGGTGACCGGGCTCGCATTGGCATCCTGTTTAGGATTGCTGGTTGTGGGGTCAGGACTCTTGGTTGGAATCTGGGCTTTGGTGTCACCAGAATTTGGGGCAGGTTGCTGGGCCGGGAAGAGAAGGTCAACATCTGGGTCGTGATCAGGGTCAGTAAAGGTTGAGGTGAGTTGTTCCAGGAGGGGAGAGCACGTTTTGCTGGTTTCAACTGCATGTTCAGGACGGGGCGGGTCCCGGGCTTGGTCTTGCAATTTATCCAGTTGAAAGCGTGCTTGGAACTGGGCCTTGAGATTGTCAGATTCATAGACTACATAGAGTTTGTGGGTGTGTCGGGAAATGGCGACAATGGCCAGAGAGTCCACGTTCATCAAACCAGCATCTTCGTTGGTAAGTACGAGTGCTAGCTTTTTGTGGGTGGAGCCTGTGGCTGATCGCACTGAGAATTTAGGGTTCGGGGTGGTGCCCAGGAGAGAGGCAACAGTGTTAGCATTGAAGGAGATTGCAGGGACAGTGGGGTTACGTTCGAACCAGGTGGAATCAAAGGGAACAAATTCTATGTCATCTACAGTAGAAGAATTGGTAACAAGGTTATAGTTGAATATGTTGTTAAGAGTGAGGACAGAGGAGAGAGTGCACCTGTAGCTTAATCGATATTCATGCGTGGTGAAGGTCTTCTTCGCCAGGACGTGGTTGACTATCGATTTCCCTTCACCCTGGTTTTCAAGGATGTTGGGTTGCTTGGGGTCACCATGGAGTTCAAGGACAGAGGGTTTGGCCTTTTCCAGGATGACAGTGAGGAGGTCCAGATCCATGGACTGGAATTCGTCCACTATGACCCTTTGGAAGACAGTAGTGTTAGTAACTGCCTTGTGTTGGGTGAGAAACTTGGCAGGGCAGGATTTGTAAGCACTGGAGAGATCATAAGGGGAGACAACAAGGGTGTCGGCCGTTGCCCTATGACTGGCGGCAAAACGGGTTTTTCCAACACCAGGGCCACCAAGAAAGACAAGGACCTGGACTTTGTGGGAGATTGGAAGAATAGGTAGGGCTTTCTTGGCGTTGGTTAGAACAGTGTGAAGACCAACAGTCTCAGCGGGGGTCGAGAGGACTGAGAGTTGAGTGGCCAACCTGCTGTTGAGGGCCTGAATATCTTCCATGGAAAGGCAGAAATCCCAGGAAGAGTCTTCAGATGGGTTGCACTGGATTATTTGGCCATCCAGTGTGGCTGGGTGAAGGGACTTGCAGACAGCACAGGAAATAGAATCAACAACAGAAGGGGGATGTACAAGCAGAGAGGCATCAAAGTGGGAGCCAACAGAATCTGGGAGGAGGGAGGTGCCAAATTCATTGCGGCAGTCCCAGGAGTTGAACTTCTTGACACACATTTCTGGGCGTGAGACAAGTTCAATACCGGCACCGACGAGAAGTTGGAGGGACTGGTAGGTAAAAACAAGGGAGGTGTTGAAAAAGTTAGAGAAGTAGTTGAGAAGGCTCAGGAAGGAGTTGTCGGGAGTCTGGGCCATCTGGGATTCAATGACCAGCTGGCGGGCTTTGGAGTGAAGGATGGCACAGAGAACGACAGAACAAAGACGGGCAGGGTTGAGTTGCCAGCGTTTGGATTCATCATTACTCTCGAGGATGGCAAACGCTTTACGGTAAGCCGAGGTGAGAGCAAGATGGAAGCAGCGGCTGTCAGGGTTAGTCCTCTCAATGTAGAGGGTGATCTCGTACCATTCTGATTCAAGTACCGAAATGTACCTCCTTTGAGGGCCAGAATTGGTGAGGGGGTCGGAGGAGGATTCATAGTAGTGAAGAATGTCAAAGACGCGTAGAAAGTGCTGGCTTTTCGGGACCTCGATACTCCAGGGCACTTGAACGCGGACGGAAACACGGGAAACATTATAGATAATGTAGTCGCCTTGCCTTTCTTCAATATCAAGAAGTAAGCAGTAGCCAAGGTCGGTTTTTGGGACCATGACGCGACGGGTTAGGTAGGCTTTCCAGGCCTCATAGTCCTCTTGATAACCATTACCATCATCACCTCGAAAGGTGAGTCTGGCGACGGTGTGGACTGGTTTGTTCCAATGATTGGAATTGCACCAGGCGGCAAGAGGGTTTGCGAGGGGCTGGTTGGGAATCAGTTCCAGAGTATAGGTTGGGTCCTCCACCATCTCTGGGAACACAAGCCGGGTTGGGCAGAACATGTAGCCGGTTGCCACAGTGACTCCGGTGGATTCAAAAATTTTGAACCACGTTTCATCGTTGAAGGAATAGCCGACATCATGTAGGACTGCTCGGTAAGGGGGTCTGTCAGGATCTGGGTGGGTGTAGTTGGGTCCCCAGACGAATTTGTGGAAATAGACAGGTTGGTTAGCAGAGAGCAGTTTGGGTTCAGCACAGAGCTGTTGGTAAGCACGCATGGCCTCACGAGCATTGGTGAGACGGACAGTGCGGGCCTCTTTCACAGCCAGGGAGTTGTTAGGATCTTGAGAGGAGATCAGGGAGTGCAGTTTGGTGCGCAGGGAGCGGGGGTTAGTTGGGAAGGGGATTTTCTTTCCGAAGTGAGCTGACCATTCTTGCCAGGTGACTGGAATTTGGGCGTCGAGTTTGGAGAGCATGGCGAGGGCGGCATTGTGGTTGAGGGTGCGGGTTTGGAAACGGACGGACGATTTGCGGGCGAGTTCATTGGCTTTGGAGGAGATGGCTTGAAGCATGGGTCTGACAATGCGGTCAGTATCCTTGGGTTCGTTAGCGTAGAACCAGTAAGAGATGTTGGGGTTAGAGCCGTAGTCTTGGACTTCACGAAAAGCTGATCCAATGACCAAGGTTGGAAGAGATTCGCGGACAACCGAACGCTTTTGCTCAAAGCGGGCGCGAACGGCATGGCGAAAGACAGAATGGAAGATGTGCCCGCTGAGGGGCGGGGTGGCAGCTCTGTCGCCGCAAAACCGGAGGGAGACATTGCGGAACTGGGAAGCTACAGCAGATTTGATCTTGGGGTCAAGAGCAGGGAAGGGAACCACAAGCGAACTGTCGTAAGCTTGTGTGGAAGCCTTGGCGGCAATGCCGGCGAGATAACTTGAAGCGTTAAACTCGGCAGCATTGGCAAGGTGGGCCGCAACAGGGAGAGAATCCATGTTGAGAAAGTCAGAGGCGTCGAACCGTCCACGGACGACGTATGACTACCCGAGGGTTGGGTTTGATTGGGCTGGGTAAGTTTGATTTAGATTAGATTCTGGTAGGTAGTTTTGGGTAGTAAGGTTGTGTTGTATGATAGGCAATTCAGGACAGTAAAGGGCTGGATTTGAATAGGAAAGAAAGTTTAGTGCGCTGGAAACGCTTTGAGCCACCTCTTGCATGCAAGAGTTATGC